CCACTACGTCCTAGGAAAGGGGTCTCATTTAGTTGACGCACTCCACCTTCGTCCCGCAAAGACAGGGTCAACCACTTCCGAAGACGTAATCCCTCTTCACTTCGAGGACCCCAACTTACGTGAGATCGCTAAGTATGGGGGGTACTCAACCTACAGCTCTAACTCTAACACTGATCCTTATGTTAGAGAGAGTCTAAAGCAATTCAGCCGAGACATCTACGAGGATATCCGTGGTTTCACTCGCCGCCCACAAGGTAACGTGGGTATGTACACTTCTTTAAACAAGTTTGCAGGTGAGAAGAACACATTCTCTGACCTTTCTCCATCGCAACAAGCTTCGATGCGCCGTTCCATCGGCAAAGCGAAGAAAGCTTTCAAGCTTCCTTACAAACGTGAACCTCTCGATTGGCATGAGGTCGGACAGTTTCTGAGGCGTGACACGTCTGCAGGTTCGACCTTTATGGGCGCCAAGAAAGGAGATTGTATGGAAGAGATTTACCATGAAGCGAGATGGCTAGGACACAGAATGAAACAGGATGGTAGAGCAAGTTTCAACCCATCGAGGATGCGGTTCCCTCCGTGTCTTGCAGGCCAGCGTGGCGGCATGTCAGAGATTGACGATCCGAAAACGCGCCTGGTTTGGGTCTATCCAGCAGAGGTGTTGACAGTCGAGGGTTTCTACGCTCCCTTGATGTATCGTGACTTTATGAACGATCCCAACTCACCGATGCTAAATGGAAAAAGTGCGCAACGTCTTTACACCGAATGGTGTTGCAAACTAAGGGAAGGGGAGACACTATATGGTATCGACTTTTCGTCTTTTGACACAAAAGTACCAGCGTGGCTAATTCGTGTTGCATTCGATATTCTTCGTCAGAATGTTGAATGGACAACCTTTCAGGGGAAACCTGTTGACAAGGTTGAATCACAGAAGTGGCGGAACGTTTGGGATGCTATGGTGTGGTACTTTATTAACACTCCCATCCTCATGCCTGACGGACGAATGTTCCGTAAATACAGGGGTGTACCTTCCGGATCTTGGTGGACGCAGATGATCGACTCAGTAGTGAACCACATACTTATCGATTATTTGGCAGACTGCCAGGAAGTAGAGATCCGAAACCTGA